CCCGGGCCTCCCCCCCCCCGTGGTCGCCCCTCCGGGGTTCCCCCCGCCGTAGCCATAGACGTCCCCTCATATACCGGGAGTTTTTTAAGTTCTTCTGCTGATAATTTAGCCATTTTTATACCTCTTTCTTGTTAAAATTCTGAATAGTAAATAATATTGTTACTGTGCCGTGATAACCCGTGGATACTTCCGGAAAGTCCTCTACCAGATCAATTTGTGTACTATTAATCCGATATTGCGGTAGCTCCATATCGCATCCGTATGCAGATATCAATGCACATATATCGTTTAGCGTTTCATTGACTTGTTTTTTCCCATCCTCTCCTGCCCATACTTCTACATTCAAGGATGCGTCCCAGATAATCAGATCTTTATTTGACAGTGGTTTGAACGTAGCCGCACCTAAGGTGATATAAGGAAGTTTTGCACCTTTAGGAACTGAGCCGTGAATCGGTATCGTTTGACCTTCTTTCAGCAATTTAAAAACCGCCATCCTGAGAACGGTTGACGGTACGTCTCTGATAAGTCTCATTGAAATATTTTCTCCATTTCGTTTTCAATCTTGCCCCGCTCCTGCATCATTGCTGGCCGCATAAACGGACGCTTCGGCATCTTCCCTGTGCGAATAACTCCACTTACGAATTTATCATTTATTCGCATTGCTTTTTTGCCTTTGCGCGGATCGTTGGATGCTATACGTTCAACTGTCCCGAATTCTACGAGATGCGAATGCGGGGCGTCGCTCTTCACTATTCCCTGCGGCTTTTCTCGTTCCATTTCGGAATGGATTCCTGCTTTCAGGCTTCCGGTAGGCCCCATCGGCGCTTTTATAATAGCCGCTTTCATAACTGCTATCGTTCCTTTCGCAATGACATTCCTGATTTTCCCTTGCGTTTCCTTATCGTAGCGTTTGATGTCGTTAGCCGCTTTTTTGACTACCTCTCCTGAAAACATCTTGATATCGATTCCGCACCTGCTCATGTTTCTACCGCCTCTGTTGTTAATACGTAAACGGCAGGATCCGAACGATCTACGTCTATTACCTTATACGTCCGTCCGTTTTCTTCAACATGCCATCCTTTTTCGATTTTTCGTGGCCGTATTCTTATCCCTTGCGTTATCAAGACAGCCGTGCCGTCTCCTATAATCGCGCTCGGGGTAATACGTTGTTTCAAGAATTCCGCCCACACGGATCCGACATCTTTCCATTCGATAACGGAGCCAAATCCTACATCTTCGCCGATAACAGGCTTTTTAATCGCTATCCTGTGGCGCATCTTCCCGATATTCATACTTTACGCTCCGGTTTTCTTTGTGCGCCTGACGGTCTTTCTCGTTGTCTTTGGTTTTTCCTCTGGGATTTCCTCCGGCTCTTCATCTTCCTGCTCTACTTCTTCATTCTGATTGTCCGCATGATCATTTTCCGCGTCTTCATCCTGTTCAAGTACCTCTACATATCCGCCGGAAATGTAGGCAGTTAATTCTTCCGCTGTTCCGTCGTACGTCTCGCCGGCATCAACGATTGTTCCGTTTATAATAATTTTCTCCAGTGCTTTTATCAGCATGCTATTCACCTCTCGTTTCTAATTGCAGCAGTTGGGCGGTAATTGTGAACGGTAATTCTGCCCCTTGTCCTACTGCGTTTCTGTTTTCGTACCAGTACCCTACGATCATATGCATACAAAGGATAGATTGGGCGTCAGTCTCTTTGACTTCGACGCCCGTCCCCTGCAAAATAAACGCTTTGGCTGTATCAATGAGTGTCCGGATGACCTCATCTTCCTGGTTTCCGTCAACTCGGAGATACGCTTTAACGCCATCCAGAATGCTCATAATACCTCCTTATGCAAGCGTCAGCTCACCGTATACGGCTGCGGCACTGTCAAACGCTTTAACGTCAAGTCTTGTAATTGCCTTGATATCGTAAGAATCACGAATAAATGAGTTCCCGCCAATGCCTGTGCCTTCGAGTGTAATAAGCTGCCGGTCAAAGAGCACAATAGCATCCGCCAAAGACCCGACAATAATCGGAGCCACTTTTTTCGGGGATGTCGCGCTTGGAAGGTACTTGTTGCTGACAACCGTAACCGGATGGGCAAACAGCAGTTTCTGCGTAGGATTAAGCGGATTCGGCTGAAGCAGGTAGCGCCCTTCGGAGTCTTTCAGTTTGTCTAAGAAATTGAATCCGTCCTGATTGGTGACAATGCCTGATGTCATGGAAATCGCCGGGTCAAGATCCACATTCAGAATATCTTTCAAGCTGTCTACATTAGTAACAGGTTTCTTTGCCAGCTTATTCATAATTGCGATGATCAGGCTGTTTCTCGTGACGACATCTTTTTTCGCAAACCACGCGCTCACGTAAGAAATGAGATTCTGGTCTGTGTCAGACAACATTTCTTTTGAAATCGGCAAAATGCCCGCATATTTTTTGATCGCATATGCGATTTTTTCGAATTTCGGACCGTCGATTTCTTTGATGGTTGCCATTTCATCAACGCTTTCAAGCGGCGTCATTTCTGCCCATTTTTCCATGACACGAGACCCGATCATAGTAGTCGTGGGTGTAATCGTGACAAGCTGATCCAGCGGATTCAACGCTCTCTTGAGTTCGTTGATTTTAGTTGAGATGTCCTGCGGAACAATAAGCCCGCCGTCGGCATCAACACCTGCTTTCATGCCCGCCCTGGCTTCTTTCAACACTTCGGCTTCCGCGTCCGTCGGCATCTGGCGCTTAATCTCTTTCACAAGCCCGCTGAACATAAGATCTCTTTTTTCTTCGTCAGTGATTTCAGCCGCGCGTGCCGCCGGGGGAACTGTCGCCGGAACATCTGCCAGCGTCTGCTCAATCTCCAGCTGCCGCTTGAGTTCTCTCAGTTCAGCTGTTTTACTTTCCGCTTCGTCAAGTTTTTTATCTGCCATTAACGTACGGATCTCTTCTGTTACTTTTGCCATCCTCTGGCGCAATTCTCTTTCTTTTTCTGTCATTTCTTTTACCTCCATTTAAAAAACCGCCGTTCGGCGGCAATTATTGATTTAACAATTCCAGCTCTATATTGAGCTTCCGTTTTCGGACATTTTCCTGTTCTTCTTTTAAAGAATTAACGTATGCTTCTTTCGATTCTTGCATTGATCGCTGTACGGCTTGCGCCTCCGTATCTGGGTATGCCGGAGTCGTGACAATTGACACATCCCACAATCGCTCGATATGCTTGACCGCCCGGTGGTACATTTCTTTTTCACTCTCATATGACCAGTCTGCACCGTTTTCCGCCAGTGTAAATGCGAAACAACACTGATTGACAACGCCGGCTGCCATATTCGTCATTAGGTCTTTAGCATATGCCGTATCCGTCGGAATCAAGCTAAACCTCAAACCTGTATCGTCTACCGACAGACTTAGATGCCCGGGTCCCTCGCGGACGGTATTTCTCGCCAGCGGATAGTTCGGATCGTGATTAATCAGCGCTACAACGTTAGACATGTCCGTTTTATCAAGACACCCGCGCTCTAAGATTTCATCAACGCCACCGAAGTCTTCTGACCGTTTCCCAAACTTGAGAGCATACCCCTCCAAGATGATAGTTTTACCATCTTCCAGCGTCCTAATCTCAAACTGCGTCTGATTGATTCTTCTTTCCCTTTTCCCCATTATCATCACCTCCTTTCAGTGTTCCGTTCTTCGCTTTTGCCAGCTGTAAATCTTTCAGAACGGTAATATCTGTATAATTCAGCGATGCAAGATGGATATCCCCTACATCGCCTATACATTCCATTTCTTCCATGTCTCGGATCTCATTAAGCGTATAAATACCGGCATAGAGCATGTCTTTATAATATTCAGCCCTTGCTTTGCTGTCGCCTCTGAGTTCCGCAGCAGCATTGAATTTCACATAATAGTTTTCTCTTTCCGGTTCGGTGAACAGTTTATAGTTGATTTCCTGTTCCCACGACGTAAATATCGGAAGAAGCGTTGTTTTGATGTAATCGAGGCTCATCGCTTCGGCGTTGGCATACGTCGCGCGGTCCAGCTGTGCCAGTTTATGCGGCGGTATTCTGTACACCTTTGCAACTTCGTTAATCCCGAATTTCTGTGTTTCAATGAACTGCGCCTGATCAAGCTGCATACCCAGCGACTTATACTCCATCCCCAGGTCGAGAACTGCTATTCGTCCGGCATTATCTATCCCACCGTTGATTTTTTCCCATTCCTGTCGGAGTTTCTTTTTTGCTTCCGGATTGATTTTTGATGCCGCCTGCAGTACGCCATGCGTCAGTGTGCCATTTTTATAGAACTGACTCTGAAATTTCTTGATTGCATTCTGGCTGTCCAGCTCGTCAATCAATGTCCGCCATTTCGGCACACCGATAAGTCCGTCTTTTGACATTTCATAAAAGTGCAGGACGTCATGCGGCTGCAGATTGTACATCGCGCCTTTTGCATCGCTTGTCGTATATGTCAGCGCTCCCGATACCACGTTTAATCGGATTGTCGTTTTCGTTGGATCAAGCGGCCATAGTGATTTCGGATAACCGTCCGTCCCCCACTCAATATATGCAATGGCGTTTCCGTAAAATCCCATGTGATACTGCAGTGTCCGCTTGAATGCGAGCGGCGTCATGAGCGGATTGGGGCGTTTATACAGCAGCTTAGCAACGGGATGTTTCATTCCTTCTGTCTTTTTCCCGCCGGTCCTAAATGTGTGGATCGGCAGTTTACCGATGTCGTCAGCTAAAATATTGACGCACGTATAAATGTTGCTGTTTTTACTTGCCGTTGCTGCCGTTACGTCTTCAATAAGCGCCATGAGGTCTTTGCCGTCGAGGATTTTGTTGCGCTCTCCGTAGATAACCTGACGCTGCTTATTCATAACGTCGTCGTAATCAAGGA